AAAAGATGCGTTTGCATATCCCGACGTAGCGAGGTATTGCGATACCTTTGAATTTGTTTTCGTTTTTTCCAAAGGCAAACCGCGTGCGTTCAATCCAATTTTCGACCGCAAAAACAAATGGGCCGGAACCAAAGTTCACGGCACCTCACGAAAAGCGGACGGCACCATGTACGAAAAATCAAACAACAAAAAATCCGACGTCAAAGAATTTGGAATGCGCTTCAATGTTTGGGACATTCCAACGGAAAAAAAGTCGGGCGGCGTTGGTCACCCCGCAATGATGCCCGAACGATTGGCGCATGACATGATTTTGTCGTGGTCGAACGAAGGCGACATCGTTTTGGATCCGTTCATGGGTTCGGGAACGACTGGTCGAATGTGCGTCAAGACAAAACGCGATTTCGTTGGTATTGATATTTCAGAAAATTACGTTGAGTTAGCGCGGCGCCGTATTGAGCATTTAACTAATGCGCCAACACTATTCTAATATGATCGACCAAGTAAAAGCAAACCGCGCGGTCAATTTCATTGAACGCATTTGCACGCACGTCAAAGGCGACCTCGCGAACCAGCCGTTCATTTTAGAGCAATGGCAACGCGACTACATTTCGCAGTTGTTCGGAACGATGGGGCCGGGCGGATTGCGCCAGTACCGAACCTCGTTCGTTTTCCTACCGCGCAAAAATGGCAAATCGAATTTGATTGCCGCGATCGGGTTGTATTTATTATTCGCCGACAACGAACCCGGTGCGGAAATCTACGTCGCCGCCGCCGACCGCGAACAAGCGAACGCAATCTTTGAGGTTCAAAAACAAATGGTTCTGAACTCGGCGTTCCTTCGTGGCAAGTGCAAAATATATCGAAATTCAATCACGCTGAACGGAACCAACTCGTTCATTAAGGCGATCAGCGCGGACGCATCGACAAAGCACGGATTCAGCGCACACGCGGTATTGTACGACGAACTGCATTCGGCGCCCAACCGCGAGTTGTGGGAGGTTTTGACGACCTCGGTTGGCGCCCGTTCACAACCTTTGGTTTTAGGCATCAGTACGGCGGGAATCGACCGAGGCGGTTTGTGTCGTGAATTATATGAATACGGCAAACGTGTTTTGACTGGCGCGATTGACGACCGAACATTTTTGCCCGTTATTTACGAGGCGCCGCTCGACGCCGATCCGTTCGACCCGAAGACGTGGTTGATTGCAAACCCGAACCTCGGCGTTTCCGTTCGCATGGAATACTTCGAAAAAATGTCGGCCGAGGCAAAGATTTTGCCGACGTCGGAAATCGCGTTCAAACAATTACATCTGAACCAATGGATTTCGTCGTTCGATGGTTGGTTGACTGACACCGATTGGTGCGCGTCCGCTGGCGTCGTTGACCTTGACGAACTGCGCGGCCGAACGTGCTTCGGCGGTTTGGACTTGGCCGCCGTGTCCGACGTTTGCGCCTTTGTCTTGGTTTTCCCGATGGATGATGGCGAAATGAAGGTTGTTTCAAAATTCTTTGTTTCGAACGCGGCGGTCGAACAACGACGCGGCCGCGTGGGGGCGTCTTACGATGCGTTTGTTTCGGTCGGTGAGTTAATCGTGACCGACGGGAACTCAACGGATTACAACGTGATATTTGAAGTAATGCTTGAAATGTCAAAGGTCTTCGATATTAAGTCCGTGGCCTTTGACCGATGGAACTCGTCGGCATTGGTTCAACGACTGGTCGAGGCCGGTTTTGATATGGATCCGTTCGGCCAAGGGTTCGCGTCAATGACCCAGCCGATTCGTGAAATGGAAATTATGATCAAGAAAAAAACGCTTCACCACGGCGGGAACTCGATGCTTCGGTACATGGTTTCGAACGTGCAAACAAAGTTCGACGAGGCTATGAACGTAAAGTTCGTCAAAAATAAGTCGGCCGATAAGATCGACGGCGTGGTTGCGCTGGCGATGGCAATCGGTGAATATATGACCGCGACGCGAGGCGCGAATGACGACCGCTCGGTGTACGAACAAACGGGAATCCGCTACCTATGAAAAATATAAATACCACGGCGCAAGTGTTTCAAAATCAATGCGCGACGCTCGATTCCTTCAACCAATTATTCAATGTTTACATTGGTGAAGGAAATCAAAAAATCGCTGCTTATGAATCGTGCGAAATACTGCACGTTTCAATATACGGGCGGCGACGTTTTCAATCTTATCAATCGTTTCAAAATTCATTAAATCATGCAAAACGAAACCTCACAAATCAACGATAAAATTTCCGAAATCATTGAGAAACTCGAAGATTTGGTTTTGGCAAAAAATACGACCTACGGCAATTCGCTACAAAACCCGGTTCGGGTTTTTTCAAGGGCCACGTCGGTCGAATCCATTTGCGCCCGCATCGACGATAAGTTGTCGCGCATTTCAGCGGTCGGCGTGAACGACGACACCATTGACACCATTTATGATTTGATGGGTTACTACGTCCACTTACTGATCGCGCTGGAGCGTGAAAATTGACGTTGTTCAAAAGTTTCTTTGTATTTATTTGGTTTATATTGATGCGCCGTGTATTTTATTTATATATATATATATCCCTACGGGATATATATATATATAAATAAAATCAACAACGCGTGTCAATAAGTTTTGCGGGAACACCCGCGCATGGTTCGGAAAACTATTCGTATTTTTGAGGGGGATATACCTACTATGGCCGAAACGAAACCAACCTTTGCAGCCCGCGTGATCGGATTATTCCGCGCTTCACCGAACAACCCTTCAACCTCGTTGGCTAAACCCGCGGAATGGTTATTCTCGGACGACCGCTCAAAGACCGGCGTTGCGGTCAACGAAAAATCCGCCATGACGTTTTCGGCGGTTTGGGCATCGGTTCGTATTTTATCGGAAACCATCGCGTCACTACCTTGGAACGTTTACACCAGCGAAGACGAATCGCCAATGGTGGTTCCCAGTCACCCGATCACGAAAGTACTGCGCCGACCAAACGCAATGATGACGTCAATGACGTTCCGCGAAACGATGATGGCGAACCTCGCCCTTCACGGAAACGCGTTTGCATTCATTGAGCGCGACGGCGCGGCCCGTGTGACGCAAATGATTCCCGTTCACCCGTTGCGCGTTGAAATCAAAGTGGTTCAGAACGAAAAGTTTTACCACGTTGACAAAAAAGAAGTTTACTCGGATTTTGAAATGATCCACGTTTGCGGTTTGTCGTTCGACGGGGTTATGGGAATTTCACCGATTAAGGCGGCCCGCGAAACATTCGGAATCGGTTTGGCGGCCAACCAGTTCGGCGCTCAATTCTTTGGCAACGGCGCAAACGTCGGCGGCGTGTTAACGCACCCCGGACGTTTGTCGGACGAAGCATATACACGAATCAAAAATTCGTGGGCGAATTCATACGGCGGTTTGGGCAACGCCCACAAGACCGCGATTCTTGAAGAAGGCATGAAAATCGAGCGCATGACGATTCCGCCCGACCAAGCGCAGTTCTTACAAACCCGCGTTTTTCAAGTCGAAGAAGTCGCCCGTTGGTTTCTCATTCCGCCGCACATGATCGGCGACCTTAAAAATTCCGCGACCCGTGCAAACGTCGAAGAACAAGGCATCCAATTCGTACGAAACACGATTCGCCCCTACGCCGTGCGCTGGGAAGAAGAATTCACGCTCAAATTGTTTGGTTCTGAATCCGCATTCTTTGTGCAGTTCAACCTCGAAGGTTTACTTCGCGGCGACATCAAGTCACGTTACGACGCCTATGCGGTCGGTCGTCAATGGGGTTGGTTGTCGGTAAACGACATTCGCAAAAAAGAACAACTGCCCGACGTCGATGGTGGCGACATTTATTTGCAGCCATTGAACATGGTCAACGTTGGCGAAGACGAAAGCATTTAAGACGATGCCGTTTTCCGATTACCCACAAGCCGCAACCGACAACGCCAACCGCGCGTTGGAGCATCGCGAAGAATACGATTCCCAATGCGGAACGCCCGTTGGTTGGGAAACCGCCCGCATTTTATCGGAGCGTGAGGCCATATCGGTCGAACGCTTACCCCGCATTTATTCGTTTTTATCGCGTGCGAAGGTTTACGACCAAGGCGATTTCTTCGATTCCGAGAAAAACGAAATTTGCGGATCCGTAATGTACGCCGCGTGGGGCGGTGACGAAATGCTCGAATGGTCTGAAAAGACATACGAGGAATCCGAAGAATACGAACGGGAATTGCGTGCCGAGGGCGAACGCGTTTCTTTTGATTTCGACGGAACGTTGACCATGGCCGAGGGGCAAGAGTATTTACAAAAGGAATTGGAATCCGGTTCCGAGGTTTACATCATTTCGGCCCGCGCCGATGACGCGGAACTGATCGTGTTCGGCAACGAATACGGAATCCCCGAATCGCGCATCTTCGCGATGGGGTCAAACGAAAAAAAAATTGAAAAAATGAAGGAATTGAACATCGTTCGTCACTACGAAAACAACGACGACGTATTGGCCGAAATCGGCGGCGTCGGCGTTAAGGTAGGGAACGACGCACGGGCAATGCCCGGCGAACTCGAATTAGGCGATTTCGTGCGTTGGAATTCGTCAAATGGGTTCGCCTATGGTCGCATCATCGAAATCGCCGTAGAAGGCGAATTAGAGGCCGATTCGGGGTTCGTAGTGAACGCAACCGAGGACGACCCCGCCGCAAAGATTCGAATTTTCCAATTTGATTCCGAAATTGAGGCATACGTCGAGCAAGAACCAGCCTTGAACGTTGTTCACCGATTCTCGACGCTTGAAAAATTCGCCGCCGACGTTCGCAAGAACATTCCAATCATGGAGCGCCGCACCACGACGCAACGCGCCGACGTGAACGGACAAACCATCGCGGGTTATGCTGCCGTGTTCAATTCGCCGTCCGAAGATTTAGGCGGGTTCATTGAATACATCGCGCCGGGCGCGTTCGATTCCGTTATGAACGACGACGTTCGTGGTTTTTACAATCACGATTACAACTACCTTTTGGGCCGCGCATCGTCCGGCACGTTGCGTTTGTCAACCGACGAACGCGGTTTGCGGTACGAAATTGATTTACCGAATACAACGTACGCCAACGACTTGATTGAGTTGATGCGCCGCGGTGACGTCAATCAATCGTCGTTCGCCTTTATGATCGAATCCGATTCTTGGTCGGTGAAGGGCAAACAAAACATTCGCACGATCACGAAAATATCGCGCCTCATTGACGTTGCGCCCGTCGTGATTCCCGCATACCCCGCCGCCACGTCGCAACTTGTGACGCGTGCGCTAAACACCGACGCCGAGGTTCAAACCTCGGTTGCCGACGCCGAACCAGTTGGTTCGGAAATCGAAAACGTAGACAAGGCTGAACGGCCGAATTTGCGCTCTTTACTTT